TGTCAATACACAATATCAATACACATATATCAAATAGTAAGTCTAGCAAAGATAAGGTTGTGAATAATGGGTATAAAAAGGTTGGTACTGAGGGAATGTATAATGTTCTGCAAAAAGACGGAAAAAAATACCTCAAACATAAATTTAAAGATGAACCAATAAAGGCTTATTAATTATGCCATCTAAAGAATATTATCTTAAAAATAAAAATACTGAGATATTTAAACAAAAAAAGAAAGAATCTGATAAAAAATATAGATTTAAAAATATAGAAAAATTAAAAATTAAGAAAAAACTATATTACCAAAAAATTAAAAATACAGAATCTTTTAAAGAAAAGAGAAGATCATATAATAAGTTATATAATCAAACTACTAAAAGAAAAGAGTGGAATAAATCATATAAAAGAAAAAATTATCAAAGAGATAAGGAAAGACAAAATATGTATTGGGCTAATAATCCAGATAGTTTAGAAAAACGAAAAATATGGATAAAAAATTATAATAAAACTTACAAAAAACAACATAAATCAAGAATTAATTTAAAAAAAAAAATTAGATCAAAAAATGACTATAATTTTAAAATGAGAAATACTTTAAGAAGTAGAATTTGGACTGTTTTAAAAAGAAAAAAAACAACACAACTAGCATCAACATTAACTTTATTAGGTGTTGATAATGTAGAAAAAGTTATTAATCACATTGAAAAACAATTTAAAAAAGGAATGAATTGGAATAATCATGGAGAATGGCATTTAGATCATATAAAACCTTGTGCATCATTTAATTTAAAATGCCCTGTTCAACAACTAGCTTGTTTTAATTATAATAATCTACAACCTTTATGGGCATTTGATAATATGAGTAAAGGTGCAAAAATAATATGAAAGCAATATTAAGAATATTTAAATATGTAAGAAAAAGATTGATTATTTTATCAATAGAAAATAAAAGATTAAAAATGCAACTTGAATTTTACAAAGCTATAGTAGAAAGCAAAAATAATAATAAGCATTAAATGGTCAAAAAAAAGTCAAAATTTAGACACATTTCAATATCGAATAAGAAATATTACTTTTACGAAATAAAATGGTGGGATATTCTTGGAGATTCTGGCCACGCTGGAATAAAAGAATTTGATAATATGAAACCAGCTTTGATGACAACTACAGGATATG